ACGTAGCACTATCTGGTTCTACTGACGGTGGTTTAGCGCCAGGGCTTACGGTCCTGGCGGGCCCATCAAAACACTTTAAAACATCATTTGCCCTACTAATGGCAAGTGCGTATATGAAAAAATATAAAGATTCAGTAATGCTTTTTTATGATTCAGAGTTTGGTTCTCCACAAGCATACTTTGAACAATTTGAAGTAGATACATCTCGTGTATTACATACTCCAATTACAAATGTGGAAGAACTTAAATTTGATCTTATTGGTCAATTGGAAGGCTTGGATCGTAAAGACAAAGTTATCATTGTCATTGATTCTATTGGTAATCTTGCTTCTAAGAAAGAAATGGAAGATGCGATTAATGAAAAATCAGTGGCAGATATGTCTCGTGCAAAGGCTTTGAAAGGCCTTTTCCGTATGACAACACCTTATCTTGCCATGAAGGATATTCCATTACTTGCAGTTAACCATACCTACCAAGAGATTGGATTGTTCCCTAAGGCTATTGTATCTGGTGGTACTGGCATTTATTATTCTGCCGATCAAATTTGGATTCTAGGTCGGAGACAAAACAAAAAGGGCACAGAAGTCACGGGTTATGATTTTGTAATCAATGTTGAAAAATCTCGGTATGTAAAAGAAAAATCTAAAATTCCTATTACAGTATCCTGGGAAGGTGGGGTTGAAAAATACTCTGGTCTTTTAGATGTTGCTATGATTGGTGGTTATGCACGAAAGCCTAGCAATGGTTGGTATGAAGCAATGGATCCATCAACTGGAGAAGTACTGACTGGTAAAACACGTGAAGCAGGTACACTTGAATCTGAATTTTGGAATCCAGTTTTTGAAAAAACAGACTTCAAAGATTATATTAAAAGAGCATATACGATTGGTTATAAATCAGAAATTGACATGGACGCATTGGTAGATGAAGCATAGTGAAAATAAAACCTATTCACTAATACCTGGTGATGATGGTGATCAACATTGGAAAGTAAGATTCCTTGAAGGACCTTATTCAGAAACTACAATTCAATATGGGGCAATTAGTATTGATGGTCCGGACGATGGCAGAACGACCTTTAATTTTCTTATTGAATCTTCTCCGGATGAGGATTTAACGGTTGAGGATGTTGATTTACAATTATGGGCAGGTGATGTTTTACATGAAATTATCAGAGATGCAATTGAAAATGATTATGCAATCTTAACCGATAAGGAAGATGAAAGTGAAAAATAAATTCGCTAGATTTAATCTATTTCCTAATGATTGTTTCAATACCGAACTAGATGATATTGAAAATGATAATATTGCTAAGTATGCATATGAGTTAAAAGCATTAGATAGTAACGGTGTTAGAAAACCGGCTGAGGATGGATGGCAAAGTAGTGACATCATTTCACCTCCATTTCATTATGAAAATCTAATGAAAAATATTTGTGAAGCTATGGATGAAGTTTGTGCACAACTGCAGCTTCCTCCAGTACAACTTTACAATACGTGGATCAATATTAATCCGCCTAACACATATATTGATTTGCATACGCATGATAATGCTCTTTTTTCTGGTGTGTACTATATTAAAACTCCAGAAAATTGCGGTAATATTGTTTTTAAAAGAATGGATAATGCACGATATTTTATGCCACTTATCAGTGGTCCAAATAGTTTTCTCTCTACAAAATCTGAAGTAAAAGGTAAAGAAGGATTATTATTGATTTTTCCTGCATGGTTACACCATCAGGTTCTATTAAATAAGAGTAAGGAAGATCGAATCTCTATGTCATTTAATTTTGGAGCACCACTTGCAGACAAATCTTGAACAAACAATACTACGAAATATTTTGACTGATGAAAACTATATGCGTAAGGTATTACCTTTCATCAAACCAGATTATTTTGAAGGTGTTTATCGTATATTATTTAAAGAAGCTGGGAAATATGTTGGTAAATATAATAAATTACCAACGGCAGAATCATTTAAAATTGAACTGGATCAGACGGATAGACTTACTGGTGAGCAGTATACTATTGCTGTTGATATTTTACCACAATTATTTTCCAAAGATGCCATTGATGATCAATGGTTACTTGATACTACAGAAAAATGGTGTCAAGATAGAGCCATTTATAATGCCATTATGGAATCCATTTCTATTATTGATGGTAAACACGAAACCTTAACTAAAGGTGCCCTTCCAGATTTATTAAGTAAAGCACTTGGTGTTGCATTTGATACAAATGTTGGTCACGATTATATTGAAAATTATGAACAACGATTTGATTTTTATCACACAGAAGAAGATAGGATTCCATTTGATCTCGAATATTTCAACAAGATTACAAAAGGTGGTGTACCACGTAAGACACTTAACATTGCCCTTGCAGGTACTGGCGTTGGCAAGTCTTTATTCATGTGTCATGTTGCTGCTGGTGCTCTAGTAGAAGGCCGTAATGTTCTTTACATTACTATGGAAATGGCTGAGGAAAGAATTGCAGAACGCATTGATGCCAACTTGTTAAATACTCCTATAGACCAATTGCCTAATCTTTCACGTGAAATGTTTAGGACTAAAATTGAGGATTTAACGCGCAAAACAACAGGTAAATTAATCGTAAAAGAATATCCAACTGGTTCTGCTCATGCTGGACACTTCCGTGCACTTTTAAATGAATTAAAATTAAAAAGACAATTTGAACCAGATATTATTTTTATAGATTATTTGAATATTTGTTCATCATCTCGTATGAAAGGAATGGGCGGTGCGATTAACTCTTATAATTATATTAAGGCGATTGCTGAAGAGCTTAGAGGACTGGCGGTGGAGTTTAATGTACCGATTTTCTCGGCGACTCAAACGACGAGGTCGGGCTATGGCAATTCGGATGTCGGTTTGGAAGATACATCTGAGTCTTTCGGCTTACCAGCTACGGCGGATCTCATGTTCGCTCTTATCTCAACTGAAGAACTTGAGAACTTGGGTCAAATGATGGTCAAACAATTAAAGAATCGTTATAATGATCCAACATCAAATAAAAGATTTGTAATTGGTGTTGACCGAGGTAAAATGAGACTTTATGATGTTGATGAAACTGAACAGAATCTTACGGATGACACACCGGTATTTGATAAATCAAAATTCAACGAGGATACATCTAAATTTAAGGACTTTAAGCTATGATCTACAATGGACCAGAATTAAGTACATATTGGGGTGATGACCAATATAAAAATAGAATGGCAAACGTTATGAAAAATGAATTAGGATTCTATGTGGATCTATATGAGAATAAGAAACTCATTGAAACTCGAACACTATATGAACATAGTGAGATATATGCAGAGAATGCTGCAGAAAATTTTGTAATGGGAATTTTAAATCCATGAATGTAAAACTCATTAGTTACTCAAAAGGGGAGAAAGATGAAAGTCTCCAGGACATCATTGCCTATACCGCCCGTGTCTCCAATCCATCGAACCAAGGATCAACCGAAACGAACGAAAGACTATTACGATATCTCATCCGAGAAAAACACTGGTCACCCTTCGAAATGGCTTCCGCTTGCTTGGAAGTAACTACTACTCGTGATATTGCTCGACAGCTGTTGAGGCATAGGTCATTCTCTTTTCAAGAGTTTTCTCAGCGGTATGCAGATCCTACTGTAGATTTAGATTTTAAATTTAAAGATGCACGACTTCAGGATACAAAGAATAGGCAAAATAGTTTAGATGTAAATGATCCGAACTTACAATTAGAGTGGTTACAATCACAAGCAGAGGTAGTAAATGCAGCAAAGAAATCATATTATTGGGCAATCGAAAATGGTATTGCTAAAGAGCAAGCTCGTGCAGTTTTACCGGAAGGTATCATGGAATCTCGATTGTATGTTAACGGAACCATCAGGTCCTGGATACATTATATCGACCTACGCTCTGGACATGGCACACAAAAAGAACACATCGAACTAGCAAGAGCCTGTGCAGATGCTTTAGAACCTATCTTTCCTATGATAAAAGAGTTTTGCCATTAAGTATATGATTATAATGTTATGTTTGTTATCTACTACCGTATATGCTGAAGGTCGTACATACACTGGTAGTGAAGATAAGACACATTGTACTCTATGGAACACAGAGGT